TGCACTTTGACGTATTTCTTCATCTGTTTCAGCATTGTTACCACCTGTAGATGACTGTGGATTATTTACTCTCAATGAGTTTTTTATGTTATTTAATAAAATAACTTCACTGTCAGTCAAACTAGTGACATCATTTAAATAATCGGTACTAGCAATCTTATTTATTTCGTCGGAATTTACATTTGAATCCAAACCACCACCTACAACATAAGTAACTGTTAATGTTGTGTTTGATGGAGATACACCATAAGAATTTGCTTTCAATACGTTTGTTCCATCCAAAGATATATTGAGATTTTTTAAATTGGATAGAGCTACACCAACATTGGTTGGATTTGGTATAATAACAGTATTTTCGTAATTTTCTGTATTTGCTCCAAATTGGATGTAAGTGAAGTTATTTTGATCTATTGTTGTTATAAATCTGCGTTCAGTTCTTAAATACTTTAAAATCTTAGGTGTTTCATTTCTATATGGTGACAGTGTTTGATTATTAAGCGGAACGTTATCAACCAAAATAGGAATGGTATCTTGCGCCAAGTATTGGGTTTCATAATAGTTAATACCATTTGAATCAACCACACTTATTATTTTGACAACATTTGTTTCATCCAACTTAATTTTTAAGAAAGATTGCGGGTCACCAATACTAAAAGTCTTTGATGTAATTCTGCCTGAATAACACTGCGCTGTTTTCTTTATCAAATAAAACAATGGAGCACCTGTATTGTCACGATTGTAAACACTTATTTCTCTTGGTGAGAATAGTGTGTCTTGACTAAAATCTACACTTTCTTCAACGATAAATGATACACCAGATACACTGGATAGTTGTGTATATGGTTTCAAAATCAAACAATATCTTTCGTCTGGTATATATTCGCCATTAACTCCTGATGTACGAGTTGCTGGTAATAATTGAAATAATTCTACGTATGTAGACGATACTGAAGACACTTTTGGTTTATAACCCAAAAATTGTGCTTGATTTATAATGTTCTTACGTTCACCCGCAAATTGAATAAAACTTTCTTTGAATTGATAATCAGTGTAGTAAGATAGTACATCACCAACAAAGCTAGCTTGTTCAATAAAAATTTGTCCTGGCGAACTTTCACTGAAGTCCTTGTAACTTTGTGGGTAATACTGTTTGGTAAAATCGATCAGTTGTTGCTTTAACGAAGTAAAATCACGATTTAAATACAAAACGTCTTTTGTATTAGCTTTGAATGTTTTGTTAATTAGTTGTTGCATTATATATTATTGTTTGTGATAATTACTTCGGTTGTAGACTTCAGTTCTTTATAACTAAAGGCTACTTTTATAAATATTTTATTGTAATCATTATTTACAACATCATTTTCTACTAATTGAACTTTAACATCTTCTACTATTACCCCATTCATAAATCTATTTACGTCATTTTGAATAAGATTTACCAACATAGGCAACATTTCTTGTAATTCATTCTGTTCAAACAATACTTTATATAAAGAAGACCCAAACGCATTGTTAAATCTACGTTCGCCAGGTCGTGTTAATAAAAGATTCTTTATATTACTCGAAACTTGGGAAATAGTATCCACATTGGTTTCAAAATAACCATTTTGACCCAATCTGAAAGGTATTTTAAGTCCTAGTGCTTTTTTAGACATAATTAAATCTTAGATTTCTTCTTCTCTATAGCACTCATCAACTTAGAATAATCTCTGGTCATAGCTGAATATACAGATTTAACTGGTTCAGGAGCATTCTCGGGAGCTTTTGTTTCTGTAATTACTTGAGAGGAAGTTGATCCATACCCACCCATCATACTAACCATACCACCTTCTTGTGGTACTCCTCCTGTAGTCTGATTTAATATGTCATTCAACATTGGATTGTTTGTATATTTAACATATTTCTTCGTAGGCTTAGTTTCAACTTCTGCTACTGATTCATTCATAGATTCAAGTTCATTCAAAATTTTAGCTTCTAGATCAGAATCTGCAGATTTTGTCTTTTTTTGAGGCTTTGATGAATTATTCGCAAATATTTCTGATAATTGACTTTTCAACTCAGTCTTTAATACGTTGCGAACTTCTTGTTGTACTGTTTTTTTAATAAACTCTTTAAGCACTTCTATTTTCATATTGTTTATATATATATAATTATTAACCCAGAGGAGATTTAGGTAAATTTAATAAATCTGTTGCGCCTTTTGGATATGATGGTCTTGGTATTTTAATCGTTTTAATACGTGGCGTACTAGGTGGTTTTGGTATATTTGGCTTAGGCATTCCTTTTTGAACACTAGCTAATTTAGCTGCAGCTGCACCAACAGCTCCTCCAGAAACTGCTCCAATTACAGCACCTTTTCCGCCTCCAACTATTCCTCCTATTCCAGCTCCCAATCCACCACCGGCTAAAGCTCCTCCTGTTACACCTCCAACGGATAATCCAGCACCAAGTGCAGTACCACTTAATCCACCTATTAATGCACCTTTACCACCACCAGCTAATGCACCTACACCGGCTCCAAGAGCACCACCTAACAATCCACCTTTTAATCCTTTAGCTAATTCAGAAGTAGATTCAACCACGCCTGTTTTAGCATTTACAAATTTAGTATTTCCAGCTATAGATTCAGGGCTATATTTATCAGGAGACCAATCTTTGCCTAGTCCATCTGGTTTTATTCCTTTAGGATTTAGTTTGTCAAAGACTTTGCCAGCTATACCACCCGCAACCAATCCGGCACCAGCTCCAATCAATGCACCTTTTCCTCCGCCTGCTAATGCACCTATACCGGCTCCTAAAGCACCTCCTCCAATTGCACCTTTAACCCCAGATGATAAATTACTAAGTACGCCACCGGCAGATTCTTGAGCGCCGCCAATTACACCTTGTGCCTGACCAGTCGCACCTTCTAATGCACCTTGAGCTTGACCAGCTGCTCCCTGTACTTGACCAGCTGCACCTTCTAATGCACCTTGTGCCTGGCCGGCCGCACCTTGAACTTGTGATGTTAACCCTCCAGCTGCACTTTGTACTTGAGATGTCGCATTGCTTGTTACGTCTTGGGCTTTTGAAGCTGCTTGTTGCGCTGCATTTGCATCTAACCCTTTTACTTCTTGGGTAGGAAGTTTTATATTTGGATTATCTACTACGGGAGCTTTATTTGCTACACCATTAATTGTTTGTGTAGGTGGTCCTACTAAAGCGGGATCTGGATCGGTAAATGCATCTTGTCGTTCCACTTTAATTCCCTTGCCAGAAATACCAACTTGATCAGCTAAAGTTTGTAACAAAGATTCTCTTAGTTGTTTAAAAGCATTATTGAAAGCTTCACCTGGAGTCTTTCCAATACCACGTGTAGTCTTAAAATCGGATGCTATAATAGATTTCAGTGTTTTTCCACTAGATGTTTGTCTTGGAACTTTAACGTCTCCACTTAAAGTAACATTTGCTAAGTAATTTCCGGTTAATTCATCACGTTTCGATGTTGAAAATTTCCCACTTAAACTAAAATTCCATTCATTAGGAAAATTTGCGTCTGGAGACAAATTTTTTACAGAAATACTTGGGGTTGTCGCACCATCTTCCACTATTGCATTTGGTTTTACGAGATCAACTTTTGAATAGAATGAGTTTATAGCTCTTCTATATTCATTCGCATTAAAAATGCTACCATTCCAAGGTACAGTTTCTTCATAGGATATATAATAATCACTCATAATTAATCCTCAAATTCAAATTCAACTTGTACTGGACCTTCACGGCGATTTCTACCTTTGAAATCACCCACAACTCCAGTTCCTGTAACCGTATTAATTTCTACTGGATCTTTACATTCACCACCACTTCCAGGTGGTTTGACTCCATTACTACCAGGCGCATATCCGCCACCTGTAACAAATACTCTTCTACTTAGTGTTTTGTGTAGATTATCTCTCAACAGTTTAAGCTTGATTTGTTGTACTGGTATTTGCGTTTGATCTGGATTAGCATCCTTTGTATTTTCAGGCGTTGCATCTCCTGATCTAGGATGTGTATGTGGATGTGGGTGTACGTGGTGATGCCAGTGTACGTGGTCTAATAACCAATTACACAAATCGTACATCCAATCTACAGTTGTTTGACCTAGTAATACTGGTTCATTTGTTTCGCCATATTGACCCAAAAATATTTGTGGTGCATTTATACAAGCGGTATTATTTGTAGTTATAACTACATTATCATTAGCATCTACTGTGTATTCACTGTCAGTGGTCACAGCATAACGTTTTTTACTAAAGTGTAGTGTTTCTGCAAATCTACTACTCAATACCAATCTATCGGTATTTATTACGATTTGATCGCCATTTAAAGTTGGTAATACAAATGGAGTGGAATTTTTCGGATTGAATCTTACTTGTTCTTCAGTTGGTTCTCCGTTTGACGTTTTGCCAAATATACTTTTATAAACTGTAGTTTTCCAATCGCTTTCTGTTTTTCCACTTGTTATTTGTATTGTACTGCCATCATTGTTAATATCTTCATCTATTTGTCCACCAAAATTTTTCTCAGATGGAGTTATTTTTGGAATAGGTGGTAACTTGGGATGTAATTGTTGTGGTTCGTCTAAAGAGATATTTCTCTGTCTATTTCTAATAGTAATCTTTGGATTTCCATATCCACCACCACTAGATTCTTTTAATAAATTGCTGTTTAATGTATAGGATGGATATGATCCTTTATCATTAAGTCTATTATTATCATAAGCACTAAAACGAATTGATTGACCAAATCTACTTTCTATTGCTGTATCTCCTTCGTTTTTTCTAATCAGTCTTATAAATGGATTGGAAATGAAATATTCCCCAACATACCCAATGTTATTGTATTTTGAATAAATTGGAGCTGATGTATAAGTAGCTCTATTTCCGTCAAAGTAAAAAGGCACAGCAGGCTTTCCATTTTCACTATATACTGTTTCTACAGTGTAATCTATATTGGTTGGAAAGTTGAATTTATTTAAAGGTTTGCTGTAATAGTAGTTATTGCCTACTTTTTGAACCAATACAAGTTCATTGACCAATGGATATTGCGTAATAGTTTGATCCAAAGGTATAGCCCAAGGCAATTTTTCCACCGATGACTTTTTTTCTTGTGATAAGATTCTTACTTTGGCCCGTCCTATGTACGAAAAATCCACATCGTTTTCTTTGGCTGGTTCATTCTTATAGTTAAGAGGAACTGTTTGTGGATTTATTTTTTGTTTATATTCGTCCTGCAATTTTACGTGATTTTCATTGAAAATCACATCAACTACAACGGCGAGTTGTATAGGTGAACGAATATCAACCAAATCTTTTATTTGTTGATCGTTTAACTGTGGAGATTTATTTGATTTGGATACATCCGTAACTACCATATTATTCGCCTTTACTAATTGTTATAACTTCATCCATTAACTGTTTACGTTCGTCTTCACTTAATACCATTGAATTGCCTTCGCCAGTAGCTTCACCTTTTGCTACCAATCTTTGTATAACTGCGGCTAATTTGACCAATTGTTCATCGTTTTTAACGCCTACATCATAATAGTCTTTTATCATAGGCACTACGATAGTAGCGTCGTTAACAGTTTTAATTAAACTTCTTAACTCAGATATTAAAATATCAATTTGATCTTTCTTGCTCTCTGAATTTTTCACTATGTCTTTACAAAGACCAGAAAAATTCTTTCCTTTATAAATTTCAAAATTTAAGTCCATATATCTATAAATAGAAAAACCACTCTATTTGAGTGGTTTATTTGTTTTGTATTATATTTTTCCGTTATCAATGTAATTTTTTATAACTATATTTTGATATGATTTCATTTTATTGATAATTTTAGTAATTTGTTGTGTTTTACAATTACTTAGTTCTCTGATGTAAAGATATAGTGTTTTTTTATTGAAATTTTCAATTCTTTCGCTGTTTCTAAATAATTCTATAACCGCATATGCTATATTGAGATCTTTTTGTTTGGTGAATATTTTTGTTATATTTCTTTCCCAATAGTTAATTAACAATTTCATAAACTCTTGTGTCTGAATAGTCTTATGATGTGCATCTTCTGTTTGCAAACAAACACTATCTTCACCTGGAGTTTCACTAATATCTACGTGTTGATTAAATCTTTTATAATTGTTATTGTTATGGAATATCAAGTAATTTTTAGCTACAATACTAAAATAACTAAATGCCTTACCTTTACCAGCTTCAAATTTGTGAATATTTGAAACCAAGTGTGCTACGGTTTCTTTTTGAATCTCTAATGGACTGTTGTCAAAATAAGTAAATTTAAATGTATTAAAAATATTTTCTACCAATTTATCAAAGCTGTATTTTATACGAGTTTCGTAAATTTCATTTCTTTTTACGTTGTCGGTTTCGGAATTGTATTCGATGATAGCTTCTTCGGTTTTTTTAGAAAAGTAAATTTTTTCTTTTTTATTACGACCTCTACGTTTTTTTCTTACTTCTGTAAGTTCTTCAACTTCTTTATTAATCGCGTCCAATTCATTAATTACTATTACATCTTTGCTTGTTATGGTGCGGGGTACATTGATCTCAGATAAATTTTTAGATTCATATGTAATGTCTAATTTTAATTTATTTACCTTTTTGGGTTTTTTAACTATCTTTTTTACAGATGTTATTTTTGTTGGCTTCTTTATTTTTTTATTAACACTTTTTACCATAGCAGATACTTTACGTTTTTTAGGATTTACTACTTTAGTCACTTTCTTGGTAATGACTTTACTTTTTTTTATTTTTTTCATTCAAGTAATAATGTCAAACGTTGTCGGTTTCTTCTTCTTTTACTTTTTTATTCAAAGATTCAATGATTTGTTTCAAATCCGTGAAAAGAAAACCAACATCGTCATCTTTTTCAAATATACCACGGTTATCAACATCTTTCAATTTATTAAAAGTACTTTCTACAGAATTTTTAAAGTTTATAATCCAGTCTTCAAGTATATCTATTTGATTAAATGATTTTTTTAATGTGATTAATAAAAACACATTAGCTGATACGGATACCAATAACAGTATTAATAATAAAATTTCAATCATTGTCTATAGGAGATTCATCATCTACTTCAACGAATTCAGATATGTAATCTAAAGCGTCATTTAAGGTTTTCCAACACGATTCATCGTATGATCTTTTGATCAATTTGTACAATTCTTTAAGCTCAGTTTCATCCATACTTATAACTACATATATATGGATGATCTACAAAACGAATAAAAAATTATTTTAATTGTAATTGTTAAAAACTAAACATACCTCTCGTACCAGTTTTGCCTTTTCGTTCAACAACCTTCTCTACTATCTTTTCAACCTCTATTGGCTTCTCTATTATTTTTTCCACTATCTTTTCCACTTCCACTGGTTTTTCCACAATTTTTTCCACTATCTTTTCAACCTCTACTGGCTTCTCTACTATCTTTTCAACAACAGATGGAGTAGCGGATATGTTTTTATCATTAGAGTCAGCCGTATTTTTTTCTTGTTTCTTATATAGTTCGTAATTTTTGTCTTCCTCTACGTAGGTTTTATTGCTACTTATATTGTATGCCAATAACAATATAACTGCAAGTGGATCAAATACTGTAATAAGCACTACTATGAACCATTTAACTACTGTTTGAATTGTAGTGTTGAATTGATCCGCAACAAATTTAAATGTGGTAATATCCTTCTTTTGACTATTATCCACTTTTAATTTGTAAATGTTATCATCTATAGAACTTACTTTGGTACTATAAGTTTTAATCTTTTCATTTTCCCCCTCCAATTGTTTGTTTAAATCCCCAATCTGATCATTAATCTGATTTTGAATATTTTGTAATTGTATTGGATTTCTCGCAATTAATACATTTGTAAGTACTTCGTTCAATCTGACCTCTTGACTACTTCTCAAACTATAAAGTTTTTCAATTGTCTTTTTAGTAGACTCCATCTTACTAAGTTCTTCTTTTTTCTGAGACTCAAGTGTGACAATCTTATTCATAGATAACTCGGTCTCCAATGAAGATTTTTGAAACGCAGCTGTTAAAAATCCAAATACACCTAGAGATGTAATTGCCATTAAAGCAAATACAGCAATTATCATATAGGTTCTCATTAATATATTGGCTTTATTCCAATATCTGAATAACCACGATGTTGTCACAAGTTTACCTAGTTCCAATGAACCAGCCATAATCATTGCAGCAATAGTTGCTCCTGAAAATAACAATCCAATACCATATACACTAAAATAGGCAGCACACCCGGCGATTAAAAGTGACGTTGCCATTACCAAATGATGAAATTTTATCATATCTATAAATATATAAAAATAAAAAACCCCGTTAATTTAATAACGGGGTTAATATAACCTTGATTGAATATTAATCAATCTTTACTTTTTTCGTGACAGGAATCGTTGGTTTCACCTTTAATAATGTAACCTTTAACAATCCATTTTCAAACTTTGCGGTGGGATTCGCTCGATCAATTTGATCTCCTAAAGTAAAACTACGTTTGAAACTACTGTGCTTTAGTTCTCTACGAATGTATTTTCCTGTAGACTCCTTATCATCCACGTTTTTGATCTTTTGACCACTGATAGTAAGTACGTTTTCTTGTACATCTACAGATACTTCGTCTTTAGACAAACCTGGAATTTCAGCTAAAATTTCCACACGGTCATTATAATCAATAACATCTACGCGGGGATAACTTTGTTTTTCAAAAAAACCAACACCTAATTCTTTGTTTAATTCTGGGAAGTGAGCCGCAAATACTTCATCAAATACGCGGTCAAATGGTGTTAAAAATTCATCACGATCAATGTGTCGCAATGCAAACGGACTATATTTTACTACTGACATATATTTACCTTTCTTTTTAATAATTCTATCGAACTTATTAACCTAATAGCCTCATTCGAGCACTATAGTGAATAACACATCCGTGTCATTCAACAATATATATAACCAAATTTTGAAAAATGTCAATATTTTTTATCCTACAGACGAAACTCCACCTGTTTGACACAAATTAATATAGTTTTCGATAGACACAATATTATTGTTTCTTCTCAAGAACAATATGTAAAAGCTTGCACTACCCAATATTGAATTTGTTGTTACAACTGTATAAGTACCTGAAAATTGTCCCGATGCACCAGTGGTACACGCATAGTCTTGACCTCCGGCTGGATCTAATGTCCACGAAATATTAATAGTATATCCGTCTTGAGTTATAGTAGAAGGTAATGTACAGCCTGAATTTGGCAAAGCATTAACAACCGCTTTAGCAAAAGTTTTATCTGCAGATGTACCTGTTTTGTAGGCAATTGTTACTACTGTTCTGGTTTTTATCTGTGTCCAACTCTCCAACATACTTGGATTATAACTAATACACCCAAGATTACTTGTTACAGGTGTAACCACTGGAGGTATCACTGGAGTAACAACTTCTTTTTTACATTTATTTTTATCGGATAAAAATCTAATTGTTATATTTTTAGATGTCTCGCTGTATCCTGATGGTAGAGTGGCCACAGCTTCATTTTTTATATCAATGCTTGTTGGTTGATTTGAATTTGAATAATTTGCAATCCCGACTCCTATACTTATTTTTTTATATTTATATGGTTCAATAGAAATGGGAGATTGTGGATCAATTGTAACAGGCGATAACAACGAATTTAATACGCTGCCATCGTTATTGGTCCAATTTTGATTCAAAGTAATTGTCATTGAATCGGGGTTGTTATTTAGAATAACAAAACTTCCTGTATGTTTTATTTGTGTTAAAAGTGTAGGATCGCATATTTGCGGAGATGTAGATGTACCACAATTACAATTTATAGAATTTGCCCCACCCGATATACCAATATCTTGTGGCCAATTTGGAGTTTTTAGCGTGGTGACAACGCAACTGTTTTTATCAGATGAAAAATAAAACGTATTTTGAGAAATTGGATTTATATAATAATTTGAATCTGTAGTTGCGGTAAATGGACAATTTAAATACACACTAACTGGTTGACTTGGATTATTATAATTGTTTTTTCCAAATGACACTGATATTTTTTTACTTTCGTTTGGTTGTAGTATGATAGGTGAATCAGGATTCATCTCGACCGGAGTAAGTAAAGAATCGATAACGGTACCATTTTGATTTTTCCAATTATTTTTATCAAACGTAATTGTAATTGGTGTAACAGACGAATTGTTCGTTATTATAAAACTACCACTATGTCTCACTTGAATTGTAGAAGATGGATTTGATACAATCTGAGCGGAATTTGGATTTGAATTGCATGATAATTCATCTACTCCCATATCTTGCCAAAAACTTGGAGTGATCCATACTTGTTTCAGAGGCAAACTTATATTACATGAATTTTTATCAAAACTAGCTATAATCTCACAATTTTGAGATTGCGGAGAATATCCTAATGGTAAAGTCAAATTTACAGAACCTTTAGCCGTAAAAGTTTTTGGTTGAAGTGTGTTTTGATAATTAGATAAACCAAAACCAATGCTAATTTTACGTGTACTATTAGCAGAAATAGAAAACATTCCTGATGGACTAACATCAACAGTGTTAATTAATGCATTTAATGGTGTTCCATCTAAATTAGTCCAAGTGGGACTAATAGTTGCCAACATTTCCGCATTGTTGTTATTCGTGATTATGAAGCTACCACTGTGTTTTATTTGAGTAGTAGAAGTTGGATTACATACTGGTTGAGTATAACCATCACCACAATCTAAATAACCACATCTCGGACCTGTAAATGATATATTTGTTGGAAAATTTCCAACAGTTGCTGGTGGAGACGTACAAGAGGATGCATTTGAATCTTGTGTACCCAAAATATAAAGTGTTATTTGACCAAATGTAGATGTGTTTTCAAATGCATATTCATAATTAACATTTGTTCCACCCAAACTAGTTGCTGTAACCAAACCTGTATAAAAATATCCAAGTGATCCGTCAGGTGTATTTGATTTTTGCAAAATCAATCCGTCAAATGTCAAAGTTCTATTGTATCCTAAGTTATCTCTGTAAGATATAATAGGCAAAAGTTGTCCACTCGATTTGTATGTTGTTATATTGGGATTTTGTAACAAACTATTTAAGTTATTTAATATGTTTGATAAATCAGTTATTTTGGTGTTTGTATATCCATTTGCAGTTTTATCACCGTTGATTTTTTGAAACAGTAGTGAACTTGCAGTAGGTAAATCTGCAGCGGTTATTGTGTATGTATAAGTTGTATTATCCGTTACGGCACTGGCACAAGTGCCTATAAACATACTGGACGTAAATGCATTCGATAAACAATCTTTTGATACCAATTTATAAGCTTTCGTATCTACCAAATTATAAAACAATTCGATGTTATCTCCTGATTTAGCATAAGAAAAAACTTTATTCCATCCAGAATCAACAATTGGAGTAGTAACATCAGATTTAGAATACAATGTATATTGATAAACTTTATCTTGTATGTTGTTGGTTAAAAAGTTGTTGTTTTGTATAACGCTTGGTGAATAAATTTTAACAGTTGCTACTCCTGTAGACGCAGCTACTTTAAAAGAACTGCTTATATAAGATGCGCCATAAAACTCACTAAATTTTATTGGTCTTCTATTGTCTTTGTTTATAAACCCAACTCCCAAAGCTTTTGTGATATTAATCGTACTTGAATCAGTATTGGAATTACCGATTCTATTTTCCATCTGGTAATAACTCTGTGATATAGAAAAATTACTTGATCCTGGATTATAAAAGTTACTTAATAAACTATTGATAGATAAATTTTCACTATTGTTGGTTTCACTTTTAAAACTAATCGGTCCAAATCTATTTAATATATTGACAGGCATATATCCTATATATATTAAGATTTAATCTTATTTTTTAGTTCTTGAACTTCTTTGTTAAGTTCTTGAATAGATTTTAATAATAGTGCTATCAATGGATTATATTTTACAACTTTGTATCCCTCAAGATTTTCCATTACCAAGTCAGGATACAATTGTTCAATTTGTTGAGCAATAACTCCGAAATCTTGTTTGCCATTAGACTTCCAATTGAATTCAATTGCATTGATTTGTTCCACTTTTTTCAGTGCATTTTCAATTGGTCTAATATTATCTTTAAGTCTGATATCAGATGTAGCAAATGTAGAAAGTGCAACTATATCACCTCTAACATCCAACTGTCCGCTTCCACTAACACGTAATAATTTGGTTTGTGAACTACCAGATGTAATTAAAAATACATTTGAATTTGGATTGTATCCAGATGGCCATCCAGTAGACCCACTTAAATGCAAATGTAATTGAGCATTTACGTTGTCGGAACTCACTATATTTCCAACACTTAATAATCTTTGTCTGATTCCCAAAACTCCCCAACCAGATTTTCCTGATTGCCAAGTTACATCTTTGCCTGGTAAAGCTGATGTATTTACGTGAGATCCAGAATAATAAAATGCAAAATTAGCAGATGTTCTTAAATAATTGTTTGAGGTTTGTAATCCTATACCATATATGGATTGACCCGATGAAGAATTTTGAATCAAATGTTCACCTACAGCGGAAAATTGTAATGGGTTGTTTACAGTAACTCTACCTGAACCCATACTTCCCAAATTATTAATACTACTATTTCTCACCAGATAATTAGTAGATCCTATAGCAGTGCCTGCTGTCCAGTATGTAAATTGATTTGCAGTACCAGTGCCTGTTATGTTTCCTCCTGAATTCAAAGCATAAGAAGCGGTTTTAGCGCAACTAGCCGTACCATAAAATGCAACTTTTCTATTTGCGTTGTAATGATTTGATGCACTAATGTAACCCTTGATGCTAGCAGAAACACTTCCTGAGAAACGTCCTCTTGAAACACCACTAAAACTACCAGTTAATTTAGAGTTTTTACTAATCAATGAACCATATAAACTTCCACTGAAACTTCCACTAGCACTTGCTTTCTTAGTCAATATATAACCATAAAAACTACCACTCAATGATCCTGAAGTATTGGATTTTCCCGTTGTTAGTCCGTTAAAACTGCCTGTAAAACTACCTGTATTGGTACCGTTGAAGTTTCCACTAAAACTACCGGAGTGATCACCTTGAAAACTACCAGTAAAACTTCCTGTAAAAGTACCACTTAATGTTTTTGCAGATCCAGAAAAACTTCCGGTATAAGATCCTGTTACAGATGATAAAAATGTTACAACGTCCCCAAATGTGCTTTTTCTGGAGTATAAATCGTTGGAAGAACCAGATTCAATTGTTAAAATTAAATCTTTAGACGTTAACGTGCTGTATCGTACCAGATCGCTAACTTTTACTTGTTGTATTAAATTACAGGTAGTTGACATAATTACTTCCAGGCGTAAATTTTAAGATACCATTTGGTTGTATCGATATTATATTGACTTATTACACTGGTGCTACTGTTATAGTCGTAAACAGTAATGCTGGTATAAGTTGGGACAATTAGTAACACAGTACTAGAACTCGAAACGATACTGCAAATTGGTTTTGTTTGGTTATTGAAAAAAGATGTTACGTCAACTTCTTGGTTAATAACAAATCTTCCATCATTACTATTACATTTTAAAACTACTCGGACCAAAGAAGGTACAGCAGAAAATCCGTGGGAAAATGAAAGAACATTTCCAGATGAATAATATGATATACTATTACTATCAGTTGTGGTATTAAATAAAGAAGTGGTATATCCAGATATACCATCTGAGTTAGCATAATCTTTTAAATCAGATAAAGTGGATTTTCTAGAATATTTTGAACCACCTGTATTTTCAATAACCATCAGTTGATCTGCATCTTTGATACTAGAATAAGTTGCTAGATCGCTGACCTTTATTAGTTGTACATTTAAACTGTTACACGGAGTTGACATATTTTATAAATATAAAGTATTAAGAGTAAGAAGCTCCTATTCGATTAATAAGAATTTCACTGCCCATCAATACAATTGAATACAAGTCTCTAGACCCATTTGATGGATTTGATGCCGAACCACCTGGCCACTTTAAAGAATTAGGTGTACCGGTGCTCCACGTAAATGAAGTGCCACCGCTATTGTTATAAAAATACAAATAACACACCTTCTTTTGAGTCAGATTTACATTAAAAGTTTGAGATGCTGTAGCCGTTACATAGATCATATCATAATCATCAAAACTCAAATTGGTAGTTGCAGCTGCAACAGTAGCACTTACAGTTGTATAATCTTTTTGGTAATTACCCTTGAAAGATCCTGTGATAATAGCCGCATCTGTCTTGGAAATAATTGAACCATTGTCAACTTTAATATTTCCATAAGAATACATTTTACTACCACTGATAGATCCATAAGCACGCATATCACCGCTACTGGATACATAAAATGTATTGGCAAAACTACTTGATCCATATTGTACTAATATAGCGGTTTGTTTGTTTTCTACTCCAACTGGAGCACCTCCCACGAATTTACCAGCTAATACCGATCCAGCAACGTTTGCGGCTTCATTGCTACCACTAAACATTCTGATTTGCAACTTAGCACGTAGATACTTATTTATAGAACCACTTGGCTCTGCTGGAGGAGTTACACCTATACCAACTGAACCATCTCTAGCAGCTGAATCCGTATTAATATATGGCCAGAAATAAAAACCATTACGTATTTGTTTCAATGCGGCCATTGTACCAGATGAATCCGAAGTTCTCGATGTAATGGTACTATTTTTAAGATGATATGATCCTGTGGTAATACTCAATGTCAAACTGCCACTGGAAACGGATTGTATAAACCACTGATCTTGATTTGGATATCCAGTTGATCTGTTTTTATTTTGCAATACAAAACCAGCTGAACTTAATGTACCAGATCCTCTATTTACTACAAAAAGATTTGATTGAGCGTATTTAGCAGACGCAGATACATAAAAATTTATTTGACCAAACTCATTTTTATAAAATAGAGGAGATGTTGTTAATCTGTTGCCATCAAAATATGGTACAGCGCTTGAACTATTCAAAGATCCTTTTAACAAATAAGAGGATGTTAATGACGTAGTTGAAGAATCAGCGGTTATAGAATGTAAAGCATTATCTACAGTTCCAAGTACAGTTGAAGCTCTCAATGCGTATGAAGCACTGGTAGTTCTTGTAGAATAACTACTGCTTATAGCTTTACTTGAAGTAAGTGCATAACTACTCGAAAAAGATGAATATTTTTGATTGCCATTATAAGAATAACTAGATGTACCATTTACTCTTAGGTTTGACCAAACTAAATACGAAGCGGTATCTGCGGTAGTTGACATACACATACTTGAGGTTTGTGCGTAACTACTGGATAAAGATGATAGTGCTCCATTTCCATTGTAAGAATAACTAGCTGTGCCTATAAATGATGGTGACTCAATATATACACTTGAATATACACTAGCTGCAGTAATATTGTTAAATACACTTGTACCAGTGGTAGCAGTAACATTACCTGTTAACTTACCTTTTAAACTACCTGTGAGTGAGATATTACCACTACCAGAAAATACTCCTGAAAATCCATTTGCAGAATAAATCTTTGAACCAGATATGACATTTGGCACAGTAGTTCCAATCGGACTATTATTAATAGTTACCCCACCAATAGAACCGCCATTTATAGCTGCGTTGTCTATTTCACCATTTACAGCATATAAATTGTTATTTACATCTACATTGTTAAATGAACTTTTACCTATACCAACCGTTACATTGCCTAGTAAACGTCCTTTTAAACTGCCTGTTATACCAACACTAGCTGTGAGTTGTTCTATATTAAATGGAGTATTTTCAAGAGTTAGACCGTTAGGGTAATCTAAAACTGTTATTTGACTATTTATAGAATTTCCAGTAAACGTAATATTGCCACCGCCGCCAAGTGATTGATTAACATCTATTGTTTTTGCATAGATTCCCAAAAACGTTGGCGCCGATGGATTGTATCCGATAGTAAGATAATCACTTACTATGGCTCTTTTAAATATATTTGGTACCTTTTGACTTATGACAGAATAGTTGTCACCTTCAAAACTTCTAAATGAACCCGTGTATGTATTATTTGGTCCTACAAAATTCAAGTTGTTGAATGTTGTTAGAAGATTTGCTGTTTTTTGTACAAAACTACTAACAGTAGACTTTTTTGTAGAGTTGCTACTTACATTTTGTATGATTAAATAATCATTATTACCGATAGTACCAGCTGTTAGTGTTGGTAATTCGGGAACAGTTCTACCTTGATTGGATACTATCGCCATAATATATTAATAATTATTAATCACCCAACATTTTTTAGTTTTTTTAATATAAATTTTACTAAACCGCTTCTAACAATATCATCTTCATCGAATTTAAATACATAAATTCCGTTATTTCTACTTTCTTCATCGTCAAAGATGTTCATCATTGGCACAAATCCACTTTTACCATTGATATCACTTTGATCGGGATCACCACATATAAACAACTTACTAAATTCTCCAACACGGGTAATTAATGTGGTCAATTCTTTCTTACTCATATTCTGAGCTTCATCAGCTACAATACATTTAGCGTTCCAACTCAAACCACGTAAGAAATTTATTGGAAAACCGTGAATACGTTCTTCTTTTTTTAACTTATCAATATCGTGTTTTGGCAATAATTCTTCTAATTTATCTATTAGTGGTTGAATGTAAGGACTCATCTTTTCATCCATTTCACCTGGTAAAAATCCCAATTTACTATCACTACTTTCTACAATACTTCTGACATATACGATTTCACTTACTCTTTTTTGGTTTATCAAATTTAAACCGGCTAATACAGATGTATATGTTTTTGAAGTTCCAGCTGGACCTGAAATGAAGACTAGTTTAGTTGTTTTATTTTGTAGTAAATTTAATAATTCAATTTGTTTTGGCGTAAGAGTTCGGTCATCAATTTTTATTGTTTCTCTAATTTTTTCGTTTTGATGAACCTTTGGGCTTGTGTCTTTTTTCTTGCTCATTTTTGTTGGTTAGTTGTTGTTTAATGTTTAAAACACGACCACAATGTTCATATTTCTCAGACAAAATATAATATTCGTAAATATTATTTAGATTATCTTCAAATGAATTGCGGTCTAATACTACTATGAAATCAGAATCTTTAAAGTTAAAGACCTCTATCGCATTCAAATTATTGTCTACCGCATAACATATTGATGAAACAATTTGTTCCATCAATTTAATTTTATTAGATTTAATTAAACTCTCCATCTGATCATAATCAGATGGCAAAGTTAATGAAGAGTACTTATCTGTCATCATATATAAGTATATAACAAAAAATAAAGACGTTACCGAAGTAACGTCTTTTCATAACCAATTTATCTAACCTTTTACTTTTTCTTCTTCTTTTTAACAGGTTTGTCACTATCGTTTTCGACCGTTTCTGTTTGTGTCACGGTTGAATTTAATTGTTGTAACCTTCTGTTAGAAGCGTTTTTCCAAGAACGAATTGTTTCTTGAGAAGCATCTGTGTAAGTTTTGCCAAGTTGCAACAAATCCAACACTTCTTTCTCAGAACCAGCTGCTACAATTCTTTGTTTTAACCCAAATGTAGTACCACTCATTATTTACCTTTCGTTTCTACAATTTCAATTTTAGAACCATCCGGCCATCGTTTAATAATTGATGACCAATGTTCATACTCCGTTCTAGCCTCATCCTTGGAAGTATATTCCAAATCGGAAACTCTTCTACCGTCTCGTAGAATTACGTACTTAATATTATTATCTGTCAAACTGTCGCTTTTCGCTGTCATACTAATTTATAATTTAATATTTGAATGTGGTAATATAACTACGGATTCTAAGATTACCAGCCTTAGAACATAACGTAATAATATATACAAAACGCATATACGTCAAGTTTATTTTAATCAGTTTTTATTCACGTATACATATTTATATAAATATGATAGCTTTATTGGAAGAAAATCAACTGTTAAATCCAAAATTATCTAAGCAAGAGATTTACAATTTAAAAAAATTAGAATTCACATTCAATCGAATGTTGAAGGAATTAGCAATTCTTCAAGAATGCATAGAAACTAACAATTTACATTTAGCAGAATTTAAATTGAGTGTTGGTACACGTAAAGTATTAAAAGAAATACGTGAAAACAATCAACAAATTTCTGATATATCATTGTTAGTAGAAGCTTCCACAGATCCAGTATCAACAGCAGATACTTCAAAAAATATACTATCACTAATCAATAAATTTCACACAGATAATAAACAATACTTAGATAACGTTGATTCTGATGAAAGATTAAAAGACACATCTGTACCAAAAAATATTGGTGCCGAACCAAGTATTATTCAAAAGGCAGCATTAAAAACAAAAGAATTGGGTGGTAAAGCAGGTCAGATTGCAATGACTTTATTTCAATCAATTGTGGTAAATGCACTCAATCGATTTGTAAATTGGTCATCTGCATTAAAATCAGATATTTTAGACGCTAAAAAACAAGGATCGGCTTGGCAAATGATAATGACCAAATTGGGTCCAAGTATGAAGATTGCAAAAAGAGCAGCTGATGGCACCATAACATATGAAAGTGATTCTTCAGGAACATCGATGCTCAATAAATTACAAGATTTTACAAAGTTGAATCCAAAATGGACTAATACCATAATTGGTCTATTAATTAACATTACAAAAATGTTATCAATATCATTAACAGGTGCTACTGTAGGCACATCTTTGGTAATCGGTGTGTTAACTGGATTATTAGTAAGAACAATTGTTGGTCACTATCTCAAAAAAGAATCTTGGAAAGATGCATTAAAAAATGCATTATTAGTTACAGGTTTATCTTTAGTTGGTGGCGCACTTACAAAAGGACTATTTAGCTACTTCAAAGGTGGTGGATTTATTGACGGCGCTAAGTCTTATTTTACAGGAGTTCCAGGCGCTGACATATCAGATCAAAATATTACCAGTGGAAATATTAAAGTATCTGAGGCTGATATAACAAAATTAATGGTCGCCACTAGACGAGGTGGTGATGAAAAATTACTTACTATTATTAAAAACACTCCAGAATTGTACAAAGCTTTTAAAGAAGAATCGGAGAGTTATCCTGATATAAAAACATTCATTAGGTTCCAGGACCGATCTGACCTCGCAGACATTATTAATGGTGCGGGCGGAATACCTAAAGAATCATTGACTAAATTAGCAACAGGTATAGCAGATACTGCTACTCAATCATATACTGACAAACCTCTAAAAGAAATTGGCAAACTTGCTTTACAAGGTGACAATAAAGCTATGGATGCTTACTTGCAAAAATTTATGGCGACCAAATCTCTGGGTGTGGATCAGTATAGAATCTTGAAAAAAGCTATGGATGCCGGAATAATTGATAGAAATCAGTTTTTTTCAGGAGTTGGACCACGAACTCTCAATCTGACTGCTGAGTTAAGAGGCCATATACCAATATCTATAAATGGCGTAAGTGTTATTGATAAATTGACACCAAACGAAGCAGAAACTGCATACACTGCAATGAGTATGGCTAAGCAAATGGGGAATCCAGTTGATGAAGATGTTTTAGCTAAGTTGGCAACAAAAGCTGGAAAATCAGTTACTCCGACAGTACAAGAATCAGCATACAAGTCGATTATTAAAAAACTATATATATAATATGAATGATATGAATTATACTAAAGAGTTATATACTCAATTTTTAAATGAAGCTGGTTTTTTTGATAAATTAAAAGGATCTGTAGGTTTGGGAGGTAAAAAACAATTGTCTTCTAATGATCTTCAGATATTAGAACAAAATATAAATTCCCTACTAACCAATATCGCAAATGAAATTGGTTCGACCAAAGAAAATCTTATTAACGACTTGACAAATGGCCCTAGTAAAGATTTAGTTACGCCAGAAATAATTCAGTACGCAACACAATTAACAAACTTATTAAATAAAATCAAATCAGTAGCCGGAACCGCAGGCACAACAGGCACAACAGGTACATCAGGCACAACAGGTACAACAGGTACAACAGGCACAACAGGCACAACAGGCACAACAGGCACAACAGGCACAACAGGCACAACAGGCACAACAGGCACAACAGGCACAACAGGCACAACAGGCACAACAGGCACAACAGGCACAACAGGCACAACAGGCACTACAGGCACAACAGGCACAACAGGCACTACAGGTACATCAGGCACAACAGGCACAACAGGCACAACAGGCACAACAGGCACTACAGGCACAACAGGCACTACAGGTACATCAGGCACTACAGGTACATCAGGCACTACGGGTAGATCCGAAAGACCTGGATATCAAACTAAACAAATTGATGATTTAAATTTTGGTGATGATATTGGTGGTGGTACTATACTAAAACAAATAAATGTAAATAAAATAAAACAAGATTTTGATAATTTATACAACAATTTGCCTGTAGATGCGAAGAATGTTTTAAATAATATAACAAATGATAGCAAAATATTACCTAAAAACATACAATTGCCTATTAGACCTCCTGTCATAACAGAAATAGATGAATTATCTTATTGGGATGATACTAATAAAAAACAAGAATTTATAAACAAGTTTGAAACAATAACTAACTCAATTGTATCGTCTTTAGGTATTAAACCATATGAACATAAAAAACTTTATATTATTTTACATAAAAATGGTATTGGTGATATTTTTAATAAATTATTTGCAGCATATATTGTATTAAAAGCTAATAAACCTATAAAAGATGCTTTTACATTAACAGACACTTCAGGCACTACTGGCACTACTGGCACTACAGGTACAACTGGCACAACTGGCACAACTGGCACAACTGGCACTACTGGCACATCAGGTACTACTGGTACTACAGGTACATCAGGCGTAGATGAAGATATGTTAACCACGGACGAAATAAATAAATTCGGAGCTTATTATTCACAATTAATAAGACTTCAATCTGAATTTGAAAAAAATCTTGGTAAAAATTTGCAAACAAATAAAGATGTAAATAAATACTTTACTACTTTAAAAAACACATTGGGATCTTTAAAACTACTTGATTTTATCTCAATAGAAAACAAACCTATAGCTAAAAAATTAAAGAAAAAATTTATTAAAAGATTTTTGTGGGAACTAAATAATACACCATCTATATCACAAGTTAAAGATTTAATAGGAAAGATAAATGAACAAGAATCAGTTGGATCGGGAAATACATCAACCAATATATTGGCACAATCTACATCTATAATCGATGTTATAAAGAAAAGTTTACCAGCTATGGTAATGTTATTAAAAGAACTTTCCAAAGTCAAAATGTCTACACAAGAAGACAAAATGTTGATGGGCATTTTAAAGAAGTTTTTAAAAGCAGTTGTTAATAAGAACACACAAGATTTAGTAATAGATCCAAAAGTGAAAAGATCAATCGATTCATTATCAAAATAATATTATACAAATATAATAACTGTGACACATCATTATTGAATATGTATCTAAAAATATTATGAGTGAAGTTACTAAATTTACAGAACAAGAAATGCAAGAAATCGCAATCGTTCAATCCAAATATCAACAAAAAATATTTGAACTTGGTCAATTGCAATTAGAAGAAATTGAACTAGAACAAACAAAAACAGAATTAACTGAACGTAGATCAGCTATTCTAACAGAGTGGAAAGATATTCAAAAACTAGAAGAAAACTTACTAAATAGTCTGGCTACAAAATATGGAGATGGTAGTCTTAATTTAAAAGATGGCACATTTAAGCCATCTCCAAAAGAACAATAATAAAAAAGCCGGTCTTAATTGACCGGCTTTTTGTTTTACTTAGTTGGATCACCTATAGAAGCATCTTCGACAATCGCTTTAATTTCATTTTCGATTTCTTTCATGCGTTCTTTGTAGCCAGCAGCTACATCTTTAAAATCTTTCTTTACATGCAAAAGATTTTCGGTTAGTTCATATACTTTCTTTTCGGCTTCAGCCTTTGTTAATTTAATATTACTCATAACTTTTTTAAGTCTATAATTTGTGTTACTGATTCTATCGGTATATAACTAGTAACATAATTACCTGGATCTACATTTTTTAAATCTGGTAATTTACTTTTATCTACAGCTACTATTATACCCTCTTTTTTGTCTCTGTAATTAACCAACGCAAATCTAGCTGCCAATTTAAAATCACTTGCTAGATAACTTCCCGTAATGTTTCGAGTGTTGCCTCTACCTTTTGACGTAACTTTACCAGTACTCTTTAGAATATTATATTCTTTCTCAGACATTCCTCTATATAATTTCGTACTGTCAGTGGGAATTTTATCCAATTCATCCGCAATATATTGTAATTTTCCAGTTGGTTCCCATACTAGATAATCATATATGCTGGATTCGTATAATAAACTATATCGTTTCATTAATCTATAAATATACTTATGTATAATGGAAGACATTAATTTTCACCAAGTTAGTATAAATAACCACGAAATTACAGTCTGGGCAAATAGATTTGTGGTACTAAGACATCCAGAAAAATGTGATTTATATGAAGATGATTGTTGTAGAGAAAGAATTACGAAGTATTTGATTGAAGAAGGTTATATCAACGATAGTGGAGTGTTAATCATTGATAGTTACATTGATTTTGAATCCGAATAAAATGGTGGACGCGGGCGGAGTTGAACCGCCGTCTTTAACAGATAACTTACATCAGACTACACGCTTATATATTTTAAATTGTTAGGGAATAATAATGAAAAATATCTAAAAATATTACCCTTAAGATTTACTAATATCTCGACCATTTACGCAAATCAAATATTTGGTCCAGTCCAATAATTTTCACCCAACACAAATATCAGACTTCATTGTATTGAATGTGCAACAACTTAGGCTGCAATGGCTACAACGTCATCGTAAGAGAAGTCATAGCTAACTACGTTATCTTCAGCAGTTAATGTTTCGATAGGTGTATTAAAGAGGCCAACTATCATCCTCTACGTGCCTAACATACGTGTACTATTAAATCGATACCAGTACGCGCCCATAAATTTTAAAGAACTGAAATTGGAGCGGGTAGCCGGAATCGAACCGGCACATCGACCTTGGCAAGGTTGCAGGCTACCACTACATCATACCCGCGCTCTAATTAACAATATATATTAGTGAAATTTGTGAAATTTCAAATATTTTTTTAACTGACAAATTACATCACTTTCAAGTCCATAAATCAATTTTATATTATTCTCCAAAATAACTCTGGACAGTTTATATTCATCTTTTTTCAATTTAAATTTATTTTTTGGATCTAGGTAAATATTATATTTTGGTAAATAAAAATCCGGATAATATCTTCTTTTTTTCCCACATATGTCCGTCCAAATGAAATTTATTTTTCTATCTCTTTTCCATTCAATTGAATTATTATCCAACCATTTAGCTAAATTAACTTCCCAGCTTGAATCCATCCATACATCTTTATATTTGAATTTTTTATAATTCGTTTCACCGCCACAATTCGGATTTGCGGCAGAGTTTTGACTAAGTAATACCGATAAACATTTTCTGGAACAAGTTTTCGTTTCGTTTCTTTTTTTCGGAAACTTTATTTTACATATTACACATAATAGTTCTTTTTTTGGCTGACTCGCATAAAACTTTTTAAGCGATTCACTGGTAGTAGATACATCAATCTTTGATTGAGAATATCTTTTAGCACAAGTTATGTTGCAACATTTTTTATGACTTTTATGTGTAGTAGATAAAAACTTTTTATTACAACACAGACACTCTCTTTCTATCTCAATATGTTTTATCCGAGCCCCAGCGGTAGACTTTCCACAACATCTTGATGTGCAATAGAAATTTGAATTTCCATTTTTGATTTGCCTATTATATTCGGCCTTATTTTTCAGGAAAGATATTCCACATCCATTACATTTTAATTCTATTTGTTTCACAGATATAAATATACTGGTGGAGACAAAAACGATTCGTTCTTTCCTCTAAACTTAGAAATTGGTGGAGCAGATGGGAGTTGAACCCACAATCTTCACTTTGCAAAAGTGGTGCATTGCCAATTATGCTACTGCCCCATTTAAAAATCTTACACCAATACATAGTATAAGTCAAATCAAAAAACAAAAATTGGATGATCGTGACTTGCGAATATACGAGGATTTCACTGGTCGTTCCATATTTCGATCAAGTCCAACGGCACTGTGCGCACAGAAACCATAAACTTAAATCGAATGTCTATCTCGTCAACTTCAGTCTCATCTACCTCCTAATGGCAGAGTGCTATAATTCTATACACCAACGATCAAATCTAAAACTTATCCCAGACACCTTGGCGGTTTTATGGGCATATTTAACCCACAGATTATTAGCCGAACACAGCCGTTGGTTATTGTTTCGGACCTAGCCAAGTTCAAACCTCTACCATTGTCTGATATAAAAATGGTCGGGGTGACAGGACTTGCACCTGCAGCTTCCTGACTCCAGATCAGGCCGTCTCCTAATTGACAATACACCCCGATTAAAATGGTCAGAAAGACGGGATTCGCACCCGTACCTCACAACCCAGAGTTGTGCGACTATATTATTATCTACTTTCTGATTAAATTGTTGTCGGTGTTTGATGAATGGATCTTTCGATCACTAGTTCTTACTCTTGTAACTGATGATCACTCATTACAATTTCTCTAAAATTACACCCTTAACCGACATATATAAAATGGTTGGGGATGATGGAATCGAACCACCACAAGCAGATTCAAAGTCTGCCGCACTACCATTATGCAAATCCCCAGTTAAATTGGAGCGGGTAGAGGGAATCGAACCCTCTCATGGGCTTTGGAAGAGCCCCAGGCTACCGTTACATCACACCCGCTTTAAATGGCGGAGGCGAAGGGTGCTGCCCCCTCAGTGGCTTTTAGACCACGGCAGTTTAGCAAACTGCTGTAGAAACCTGACTATCTACGTCACCTCCATAAAATTTTGACAAACTCCGATTTCTTCAAGAGACGATAACTTACTATATCAGTCTTCGGTTCCATTGTCAAGTGGAGTTGTATTAAAATGGCGGAAGCAGTAGGACTCGCACCTACGAGGGTTTATGGCCCCAGGCGTTTTCAAGACGCTTTCCTCGACTAACCGGACTACTTCCGTATAAATTATAAATTGGTGGGCATAGAGGGACTTGAACCCCCACGGATTTCTCCACGAGCTTCTAAGACTCGCATGGCTGCCAATTACATCATATGCCCAATAAAATGGTCGGAATGATAGGATTTGAACCTACGACATCTTGCTCCCAAAGCAAGCGCTCTAGCCAAACTGAGCTACATTCCGATTAAAATGGTAGGCGGTAAAGGATTTGAACCTCTGGCCTTGACCGTGTAAAGGTCCTGCTCTTCCACTGAGCTAACCGCCCATTTAAAAATTGTTATATACTTTATTTTAATTATCGCCAGTTGGGTTCTGTATTAGAGCATAACACCCAGTGACCGATCAAATGTTTTAACTTATGTTGGGGACATCAGATAGAGTTTCAACCCCGTTCGTTATATTTCTAATTTACCATACTTCGTCAAATTGTCAACCACTAAAATCAAAAACCCGTCATTCTTTTTTCGTAGAGTGACGGGTTGGATATTTACAGCAAACAACCTCTCACTCAACTTCCGGATGGGAGTTGACTGGCTTGACTAGGTTGTGAAATTAAATTCATATTCGTACTAATATATAGTGTTTGAAATTAGAAATCAACAAAATTATTAAATAATTTTCAAATAAACTTTATTAACTTTCAGGATACCTTCTCAAATCCAGTCATATTAATTACGTTCAGTTTTTGACCAATAATAGACTCAATTTGAGTTTTTCTACTGATTACCCAAGCAAAAGATCCAACTTTATACCATGCACCCAACAGTGCCAGTTCACTGCCTACTTGCACAAATATCGGATTTCCAGAATCGCCAACTCTTTGTGTTTCATAATACGATTGTGATGTGCCAAATCCGGGAGATTCTACATCGGCAACAGCATCAATCAATCGTGTCATATCTCCAATTGAAACTTTTTTGTCTTGATTGAGGAACAATACAGGTAACCGTAAAGTTATGAATTGTACCCCCATTGCACTATTAATTTCAGTTTTGACGTATTGTTGCCAGTTGTCTGGTAATACCGAATATATCTTCAAACTACTATCAATTGATCGATCAAGCGTTCCAATTGCAATATCACTTCCATCAATCTTGTCGATCTTGATGATGTTGTACTTGAAAGTCACATTGTTATCGTTAACAAAAAAGATTTCTGAATTTGGCAAATAAGGAACGTGTGCAGACAATAATACATGCTTATTAGTAATGAGAGTTCCACCTCCAACACCACCAAGTCCATTTATACCAGCAGCAGTACCTGTCCATTTATAAGATATTACCCAAGAAACAGAATTTCGAACCCAAGAAAAAGTAGATTGGATAAACGCACTGAATAAACTACGGTCTTTACTGGCTGCCATCATTTTTATCAGCGTGGATTTGATATTCGATGTCCAGTTAGTACGTATACTATCAGAAGATCCACTACTACCACCCGTACCGCTACTACCACCTATACCACTACTACCAACTATCGTACTTTGTACCACTTTTGGTACCAATATATTAGATATAAATTTAGTTACTACAGATGTTGATTTAACGACTATTGTTTTTAATGAGGAAGTGCCTATTCCGATACTACCACTTGATCCACTTGTTGATGACATAAAATAAACCTTTCTTTAATTATAAATAGACTATTAAAATAAAAAAACCCGCTTATTTCTAAGCGGGTTATTATACACTATTCTAGTCTAGTAGATTAGAAGGTCAATTTCAAACCACCAGAATATACAATGTCACCACTAAATTCACGGGTTGCCCAATTGTACTTGGTAGTATTAAAGTTGTTGTCATACCATCCAGCACTTACAAATGGAGTAAATACACCAAATGAAGTTTCAAACGGACGAGTCAATGCCAACTTTGCATTTACAGCGGTATAATCTTCTACCTTACCATACTCAACTCCAGGAGTTACAACAAATCCAAATGGAAGTTTTTGAGCACGTTCTGCACCAACAAATACACCACTTTGCTTCAAGTCTACATCATAATATCCACGAACATATGGTGTGACAATCTTGTTTGGTAGTGCCAACTTAACACCAAATTCAGTGCTGTTGGGAATACCAAAGTTACCAGCTTGGTGACGAGTTACAGTAGTATCCAATCGTGCGGAAAATACATCCTTCCACACATTTACTTCTTTTCCAGCACCCAAAGTCCAATGAGACTGATCTAGGTCACCATTGGCCAAAAGAGTACCACCCAAATATACATCCGCATACTTTAAACTCTTTACAGCACCTACACCCACAAATGGCGTGCCTTCAGAACGAGCTACACCGTTAACGATGTACTGGTTGTTATAACCAGCCTCTACTGAGATGTTAGAATTATCTCCAGCAGTAACTGCTAGAGCGGTCAATAATGACACTAATACTAATACTTTCTTCATATTTAACTATCCTTTATTTTGTTTGTTTTGTTATTTACACCACACTAATTCAGATTACAAAAAATAACCATCTTTAATGCGTTTTGGGACCGTCCCAAATATTGTTGTATATAAATAGTTTTATATTTTTATAATAAATTATTTATTTACCGCTGACTTTTTGAGTTTTTTATACAAAGCTTTGTCTTTCTCAGGCAAATAAACATACGAAGCTTTTTGTGACTTTTTATTTTCACCCAAAACACTAAGCGTATCTTCACTTACCTCCAACACTTTACCAATAGCATTTTTAATAAACCTAAAACTATCAGTACCAGATATTTCAATACAAATGCCGTAATTTAAACTTTTATATTGTACATCTGTAGCTCCATAAAAAGAACACAAAATGTCTTTAATTTTAGCCTTCTTGTCTTCACTAAAGACCAGATTAGCCATATCAATTTTACTTAATTCATTCATACTATACTTTTATTATACTTGTTAATGTCACATTGTCAATAAAAAATAAAACGATTAATTTTTACATTAATCGTTGTACTTTATATAAATTTATTTAATTTTTACTTTGATTTTTTCATCAACTGCAACGCCTTTTTTAATTTTGGGTCTTGTTGAGCTTTTGATTGTAACCAAGCATTGTAATTGCTTTTTTCATTACGAGCGTCTTCACTGTCTCTATATAGTTTAGCATATTTCTTTACAATGTCTCTAAATGGATCACCACTTTCTTTAAGTCTGGCAATTTTATCTTTCAACATCTGTTTGTATTTCTCAATAGAACCATAATCTTTTGCTCTACTTGGATCAGGATTTTTTAACAAATTTTCCAAGTCTTTGATGTCTTTAGCTTTATCAGTTTCAGATAAAGTAGCAGTCAATTTATCACTCTCTACTTCAGCTGCATTGTCAAAATCTTCAACTAAAATTTCCTTGGTCAAACTTTTGATTAACTTTTTTAAATCGTTCTTGGTCATATGTTATAAATATAAAAATTGTCAAATAGGTACACTTATTTTTGTTTTATGCTTTCACTCCAACCAACTCTGTGTTTGGTCATCCAATCTACCAACGCTTGTTCAAATCCTATATCGTTTCCAAGTTTTTCACTCTCTATCCATTTATGTTTTTCAATTTCTTTTTTCAATTCCAAAAACTTTTGATAGAGATTACTTTTTTCCATACCCAAATAAATAGAAAATAAAATGGAGTATTGTGTAATATACGAATTAATTTTAAAATTTTTGGAGCACGATCAAGGTTACGCTCCTTGCATATGTATTTTCATACAATGATGTTTTGCAGACATCTCAGTTCACTAGCTCCGTCATCGTGCTTTATATAAAATGGTTGTCACGGTAGGACTTGCACCCACAATCTTCTGGGTCAGAACCAGCTGCGATTCTATTACGCTACGTGACAATTGGAGCCTGCAATTGGTTTTGACCCAATATCTATCAATTTACGAAATTGATGCTTTACTATTAAGCTATACAGGCATTAAATTATTCGTCCGCATTTGAACCAAAAATACGCTTCCAAAAACCCACTTTTTTAGGTTTTTCCTCTTGTTTTGATTCATCTACTTGATTAATTTCTTTTGATAAATTATTTGAGTGCTGATTTGAAATTTTCATCAAAACTTCCGCACCTTTTGGCCACTCACCCAATTTGTTTTTAAATTCATAACCACTTTTTTTCATATTTTGTCTCAAATTTTGAGCCAAAAGTGCATTTTCTCTCTTCAATTCCTCTATAATTTTTTCATACTCAACAATCTTGTTCTTCAAGAAATCTCTTTCTTTTGTAAGCTCTTCAATCTTAGCCACAAGCTCATTTTGATCTTTATCAGTCTTTGCAACTTTAAGCTCATCACTCAAATCTACGATCTCTTTAGTCATTTTTACAAGCGTATTACGCAATGATTTTAAATCAGATTCAAGCGCAGATTTTTCTTGGGTCAAATCTTTAATCTTTATGTCTTTTTCATCAGATGATAATTTTAACTTCTCAGTAATATTCTGTAACTGAGTTAAATTAGTATGCAATATACTCAATTTATTGTCATAACTCTTCAATAATGAAGTCATTTCCACATTTTTTTGATTTAAATTGGTAATCAATAAACTTTGATTTACAACAATCTCAGACTGATTAGCAACTTTTTTAGACAAAACTTTATTGTCTTTATTTAATGAGCTAAATAATGCACATAATCCAAAAGTTATTAACACTATTACAGCAATTATTGAATATAATACCTTTTTATTAGTAAACGAAAATGTTTGGGGAGAGTTTGTAGATTCCATAAATTTATTTTATTATATATATAATACCCTCACACTTAAATATATTTTTAAAATGGAGCCTCCAACAGGTACCGCCCCTGTGTTTCATCATTACCAATGATGTGTAATACTTTTATACTATGAAGGCAAAAATGGCACACCCGGCAGGATTCGAACCTGCAATCTTCTCGTTAGAACCGAGTCGCTTTAGTCCAGTTTAGCTACGAGTGCGTTAAAATTACCCACCACTGTTCGAACAATGGTGGCACCAACACGATAGTTTGCTAATAGGCTTATTCGGTTTGTGTTCGTCGTCAACACAAATCCCGCTATCTCTTTTACCACACGACCTGCTTCATAGAGTTGGTGAAAATGGTTGACCGTGCCGGTTACGCTCCGGCGTAGGACGATTATCAGTCGTCTATTCTGCTATTGAATTAACGGTCAATTGAAATTATTTTATTTCCCACGGAAAATATCCGTTCAATAAACATACCACCCAAAATCTTAGTATACAAAAAAATCGAAATGTATATAGTCTACAAAGATTAAATACTACTTTTAACCACATAAACTCCCAATCTCGAAACTGTTTTGGTTGCGAAAGAAACAACCACAAAAATTGTTTTGGATTTTGTTTAAAAGCATTTATATCGCTTTTATATCTTTGTTTTACTTCTTTTAGTGTCATAAAAATGGCGGCCATACGGGGTTACGCTCCCCGGACTTCCCTTAGACAGAGGGTTAGGTTACTATTACTTTATATGGCCAAAATTGGTGCTGTGCTCTCCACGCCGTCTCTGTGTTTTACCGATTGTACCGGTCGGCAGTCACTTATGGGGCCAGTTACCCATTAAATTGGTGGAGCCAGTGGGTAATGCTCCCACACGAATCGTCCGGTTAAAAGCCGGCTGCCCGTCTATTGTGGCTTTGACTCCATAAATTGGTGGGTCTTTCCCTCTGTCACTCTTTAATCCCTAGGATTTCAACCCCGGCAAATATCGGTTACGAGTTACCGCTAGATGTCTAAATTGGTGGATCGGGTGGGATTTGAACCCACAACCTTTCGGGTAAGAGCCGAATACTCTAATCCAGTTGAGTTACCGATCCATTAAAAATTTCATCTACTATTGTCAACGAACTATAATCATCTTACCACACTTTATAGTTTCGTCAACAGCTTTTTAAAAAAACTTTAAACGTTACTTTGTTTCTTTGGATATGGTTGAATTGACTTAATCAATCCACCCAATATTCTTTTACCATCACTAGAATTTTGTCCGGATAAAATATAAATGTACATATGTTTTCCAGTAGCAGTTCTTATTTCAAATGGACTATTAGGATTGGTTCTTGCATCATTTGCTGCATCTTTACCAGTTTCAAAACCATACTTCTTTATTTGTGGTAATCTATACACCCACTTGTTTTCTTTTTTATCCCACAAACGTTTTGTATCTTTACTCTTGCCTAAATAAATTGCATTTGTTGCTTGATATATAGATCCAGTATGTCCCTGTCCACTATCAGCCCGTGTAATAACAACCTTTAATTCGGGATAATCCTGTTTAATCTTTTTATTACCCAAACCAATTACATACGACGCCAAGTTGCTTAACTCAGGTATTTGTTTTGCCTCAGGTTTCAAATATAATCTCAATAACTCAAATACTTCATTCTTTTGCAATAAACTATTGCCCTCTGCATCTACAGCTATTTCTTCATAATCTTGTGGCTTGGTGGTTTGTCCATAAACAATCACTCCTACCATATCCACATTACCATCTGTCTTCTTGTACATCACACCATAATTAGCAGCCACCGCCGTAGGATATGTCTTTAAATAATGCTGCTTAATAAAATTCAATACTTCAGATTTACTCTTGGGTTCCAAATATACACTATCTTTCAAACCCTCCAATATTAATTCTTTCAATTTAATCATATGATATAAATATCTACATCGTCAAAAAAATGGTCCCAGTTGTTGGTTCCGCCCCAACCTCTCAAGTTCTTCAGACTTGCGCTTTCACTAGGTTAGCTTAACTGGGATCTTAAATCTATTGACAAGTCAAAGGAATCGAACCTTTTCGGAACAGAGTCGCCTGCTCCTTTACCACGCCTTGCGCACTAGCACCTGTCAAATTTCGATTGCGTGGTTGGAATCGAACCAACGGCCCGTGCTTATTCACACTTTTACGGTGTCATTTACCATCATAGTGAGCACTGATCTACCTCTGAACTACACACAATCTAAAATGGTGGGAGCAGTAGGACTTGCACCTACGAAGGCCGTTAGGCCGGGAGATTTACAGTCTCCTGCAATAGCTGCTATGCGATGCTCCCAAAAAATTATTGTTACTTACTTGTCAAATGCCATGCTTTACATTGGTCACATAAATACATTCTTCGTTCTCGTCTATGACTCCATTTTGAGTTTAACGCTTGGCTTAATACCAACATGGCTTTAATTTTGTCGAATCGACGTTTATTGCATTTTTTATTTTTCATAAAAAGAAATTGTAGGAACTTTCATCTAAACTTACATCAGGATTTCACATTGGTCAAGCAATTTCGAACTTGCTTATCTCTCTGATTCGTTTTTTATCAATTACTAGTCCCACTTGAAAATGGCTCCAGAGGAGGGTTTCGAACCCCCAACCCTGCGGTTAACTTTGGCCTTGTGAGATTTGCACTCTCTATTAAATAATACTTTATGGCCCACAGCCGCATGCTCTACCATTGAGCTACTCTGGAATTGAAAATGGCTCTCGGAAAAGGAATCGCACCCTTATCATTCGGGTAACAACCGAAGGTAATACTATTATACGATCCGAGAATTAAAAATTAAAACGTTTACTGGATTTCACTATGCTTGTTCCATCTACTAATTATAACCTCGTCAGATTATAACATTCAATGTCTATCAGTGTCAATACATTACTTACTACTTCAACTATTGATTCAGATTCGAACTGAATGACTACTGCATACAGCGCAGTTGCTTTACCAATTAAGCTACGTTCGTTGCCTTCACCTAATGTATTTGAAAAATGGCATCCGCTGAAAGAATCGAACTTTCCCACGGGCTTTTGGAGAGCCTGTCGCCTAATCCTTGGAACATTAGCGGATATACTATAAATGGTAGTCACATTGGGATTTGAACCCTATTCTCCATCTTGAGAGGATGGTGTCCTAACACACATAGACGATGCGACCGTTGAAATGGTAGCCTATGCCGGTGCTGCCCCGGCTACTCTTGGATGAAAGCCAAGTGACTTAGCTGGTTGTCGAATAGGCCATTAAATTGGTGCTTCAGCGAGGAATCGAACCCCGACCTCAACGTTCGTAGCGTTGCGTGATAAATCCATTTTCACCACCGAAGCATAAATTGGTTACCCCACTTGGATTTTAACCAAGGTTGATGTCTCAGAGAACACATCCGTCCTAAACCTAGACGATAGGGTAATTAAAATTGGGGTGATGTGCGGGATTTGAACCCGTATCTGCCAGACTCACAATCTGGGGCATTAAACCAGTTATGCTAACATCACCATTACTATAAATTGGAGCCTCCTTCCGGGCTTGCGCCGAACTCTGGGGTTTACAAAACCTCTGCATCGCTGCCTATGCTTAGGAGGCATAAAAAAATTACTTTTTACACATTCACGAAAATCACCTCAGTAATTCCGTCATCGCCCTATGGGTTCTGAATTTATACATAACACCCACGGACCAATCAATTGATTTTCCCAGTTCTTTACCTTTGGTTACTGGCGGTGGCTCAACAGATGGAGTTTCAAACCTTCCTTACTCTTTACTCAGTCTATCAGAACTTCAGAGTTCGTCAACAACTTTTTAAAATTTCTTTTTCATCATCCAATGAACTACTTACTTCGTTCACTGTTTAACTACTTTACCACACACTCAAAGAACGTCAACCCAGAAAATAAAAAAACCGTCACTTTTTTTGGTGACGGTTGATATTGTTTGGGTTTCAGATCTACATTTACACAATATCAGCCGCCATACCTCTATCTTCACGATTTGTAAAGGTATTCCAACGCTTAATATTTGTATAATGTACTTTCATTACGTTAATATATATCAAGAAATTTACTAAACGTCAATACTTTTTTGCAAAATTCTTTATCACCTTATAACAACTATAAAAACAATACAGTGTCAAAGCACTCAAAGCACCCACTCCAAAACTCATACCAATTGTTATAACCCAACCAATTATATTACGTTGCTCTTCACTCAATGTAAACATATCGCACAATACATACTTGTTTTTCAATCATTAAACTTATTATATTAAATTAAAATTATAAACAACTATTAACGCAATAGTATCTATATCTGTTATGCACAATTTTACCATAGACTATACAGACGGACTTGTTATAAACAACAACTATAACGACGTTGAATTCGCCAAAGACAAACAATCACACTACATGGTCAAAACTTACTTTGTGCACAAAAAAATAAAACGCAGCCTACAATCTCACCCAGATCAATTGGGCATCACAGCCACCATAGAAGAAACACACTCATCTTCAGATAAAACACTGCTCACAACCAATAACTGCAATCTGGGATGTTGGCTAATGCCAAGCTTTGTAAAACACTTTGTTCCATATCACATAGACATTTATTACAACGACAAATTGTATCAGTCAGATACTATGGATTGCAAATACAAATTGGTCAACTTTACCCTTCACCCAAAAGATGATCGTGAACTATACACCTGGATGAATGTTATAGAAAATTTCAAAAAACAAATGCATTGCGACATATCCATAAAAAATGATACAGTCGCCTCCACAACAGAATTTGACCACATCGCAGATGTAAAATACAACACCGATGATACAAATAAACAATATTACCTGGGTCTACACATCGGCAGATTCTATCAACCCAATACTCAAATGCCAGATATAAATTATCACCCAGACCAATTGCATAATAAAAATTCACTGGATATCATAAACGATATTCTATACTACTATACCACCATAATTTAATCATTACACTATATGCACAACACAGTACTAATGATACTATCAGTCAGAAATTCCAAAAGCTTCGAACAATCAGTCAATAAATTGCAATGCGAAAAAATTTGGTTCAAAGGATACAGAGAACACGAACTAGCACCAATAATAAATGACTTTATAAAAAATTCAAACTTCGAAAACTACTTCATCACCCCAGACGATTTGATCATCAAACCATATCAGTTCGATCAATTGAAAAATGCACTACATTACCACGATATAGTTTCAGGCTGGGGAGTTATACGCCAAAATTGCACACACACCACCATCACCAAACCACACAACTTCTTACAACAAAACATATTCAAACACCAATTCACAACCAATTATTTGAAAAACCAACAATACAACTTTTCCTACAAAACTCACGAAATTAACTCGCTTCCAAATCAAATAGAAACCGCATTCACAGGATGGTTTTACACAGGTATGAAAAAACACATATGGACACAATATCCATACGAATGCCTAAACCCCCCATTCGCAAGCTCAGACCTGATGTTCAGTAGACGAGTTTTATTCGATAACAAATATAAACAAATTTGCATCAAAAGCGCAAACGTCATACACCTCTCCAACTCAAACACAATGTCAACAGACACATCATTCTTCGATATGTCCACATGCTTCTCAAATAAATCAATACTCAAAACATTCTAACCACTCAACATAACCACTCAACAAACATACACCTTGTTGATGCCCTCACCACTAAACACATACTTCAACTTGTTGCCACTATCATTGTTAACACTGCTCCAATAATGCACCTTGGACTCCATAGATATATTATGCGCATATATTAAATTTATACCATCATATATATCTAACCTCACATCTATAACACTACCACCATCATTTACATACTCCACAAACTTATTTTGAATTTTATTGATATGTAATCTATCACTAACATTATTGATATCATCAACATAACACTGCATATCATTGTTGTAATATCCACCACGATTTATATAATATCCATACTGATAACAATTGCTTTTAAATAACAAATTCAAATTGCTATATCTGCTCAACATAACATCATTGGTCAAATCACTTTGCTTGTGTATCTCATACACATTGCCATAATACTCTCCCTGCTCCAATTGATAAGGCACCGCAACCAAACACAATTGTTTGTTACGCTCTATAATATCCATCAACACCAATGACTCTTGTACACTCAAATGCTCCAATATATCCCCCATTATTATAACATCATAATTGCAAATATCATAATTCATAACATTGCCTATTATCACATTGTCATACAATTCATTCAACTTGTACTCCACCACATAAGGCAACCATACCTCCATACAATCCATTTTATACCCAAGATCCCGCAATAACTTACTGTACGTACCAACACCAGCTCCAATATCCAATATCTTGCTACCGATATTTACATACTTTTCAAAATATACTCTAACATCACTCTTTAATATGTTATGACTAATAGGCATATTAATATATACACCACAAACATATATAAAAATCACATATACAACTTTTCCCCATAAAAAAATATCCCCCATGGTTTTTTAACACCATTTCAAAAATATCCCAAAACCTACCCACCAAAAACACCATCCACAAGCACAAAACATATGTGCTTTTCCCAAGTAAAAAACCTCCTTGTGTGTCATGAAGCTCTCCGTGGGGGTAGCGCGGGGCTGTTTGTTATGTTCAGAACCACTTCGGTAGGGTGCTGCATACCCCCTCCCCCCTATATAAACAAAAAGAGGTAGGGAGCTGTACCCCCTACCCCGTCACTTTATAAATAGGCTATTTGTGACATAGCCCCCCGTATGGGTACCCTATTAAGCCCACTCAGTGAAGTGATTAGTCTTACCACTCCAAGGATAAGCCCAACTGTAACTGGTCATCTTGAGACTCACACTATCGCCACAGGCAATGATGCGTTTGGTGATACGTTTATTACCAACCGCATTAGGAACTGGATTACACTCACCCTGCATATGACCAGTGTAGACACGTTCTTGTCCAATACCTGCAATGACCACTGATTTATTCTTAACCTCCATCACCTTGTAGTAATCAATATTGGTTTGGTCATAACCCCAGCTACACACAAAGATATCACCCACATTGACCTTGGGTTTGGGTTGTTCCACCTTGGTGACATCAGTTGCATATGCATTGATGGTGTAATAGGAATAGGGTAGACCACGATCAACAGCGGTACAATAGAGGATACCTTTACGAGTGGCTTTCCACACACGTAGTTGAGTACCAGTAGGTACAACAACAGGGTTAGAGGATGAACCAGCGCGGATATCTTTGTTATTGGTAACGATGTCGTTCTTTTTAATAGCCATAGTAGTATTAGAGTTTATTAAAGTTGTTGTTGTTATTGTATTACCCCGAACAAATTACTGGTAGTCAGCCATACAAGCACATTCAAAACGGTCCTCGTAGGCCTGGTCCAAATAGGCATCCTCGTTGATAGACTGTTCCCGATAGTCGGGAGTGTAGAGGTCAGACAGTTCGTTCTGGGGATCAATCGTGCTGAAGTCAACGTTCATTGTGTAAA